ATTTAACATAATAGTTTCGTTATGCGACATTCGCTATTGCTTCTTTATCTTCCGCTAATGCCTCACTGGAGAGAATAGCTTTGTATAGAAATACAGGTAATCCATCTTCTTTGTCTTGCACTCTTAATGGTTTTGTCCCGTCTCTATATTCAAATATAGCAATAGGGTAGTTGTCTTGATCTGCTAGATAAAAACGTCTGTCTTTTATTATTAGTTTGTATTCTGCAAATTGATGTTGTAATAAGCGCATGAATTTACTCTCATTTGGTGAGAGTAAATTTAATTCACGTATCCGATCCATGTCACTTTGATGATTTAGCTTTGCTCTTTGCCTTTCGTTATAGCTTAAATATACATTTTTGGTTTTTTGTACTTCTTTTGGATGTACCTTTTCGGGTTTTGAGTCTCGATATAAATAACCAATGATAAAACCAAATATTAAACAGAATATTCCTAGTCCCATAAATTTATCCTTATTTAGGGATTACCACTTCACCACTATTATTTACTTCAATTAGATCAATGCCTTGCTCTATTAGTATATGTACTAATTCGCTATCTCGTACAGGCTGCTGTCCTTTTTGAATGAGAACTTTATTGATTTCTACTGCTTTTTTACGCAATTTCTCTTGTTCACTTTCATTCAATCTTACGCTTTGTACCATTTCTTAACACTCATTTGGTTTACTTGTAGAAAATGATACATGTATTTTTGCATGCATGTATTGTGCATGCTTGTGTACATGTGGTAAATTCCGCCTTATGCATTAATGCATGCATGTGGACAAGAATAATGAAAACGCTTACTTTTGATACACAACAAGATTTTATTCAAGCTGCTTTTAATAAAGTTGCTCAAATTGTGTCTGAACATGGTCAACCATGTTTGGAGGCTTTTGTGCCTGCATTCTCTACAGAACAATGTTTAGAACATTTGGCTTTGGTTGCTTCTGAGTGGGCTTATGATTTCTCAACAATTGATGCTTATGGACAAACATACAAAATCGCCAATGCAGAATTAAAAGAAGAAATGGGGGATTGTTAATGTTTTTAACTAGAAAAATTGAACCTCAAAAAGCAAATTCTGCAATTATTTATTTAAAACAACATATTGAATATTTAGCTGATTTAGAAAATTTAAACGGTTCTCGTAGAGCTCGCTTTGCTAAAGGTGAACTTGATCATGCTGTTTTTCAAATTAATTTATTTATTTCAGATTTAGAAAAGCTTGAAGTTACTTATCCTGCTTCTTCACAAATTGCGATGTATTTAGAGTTTCGTAAACGCTTTTTGATTTCTCTATGTGTACATTCTGAATCTAATATTTCTCAAATAAAAGAACTTGATTTTTTATTTGAATATTTTAATTCAAATAAGGCGGTTTGAATGAAAACTATAAAAACTGCTCCTACATATCCTATGAATCTGGACGAAGAAGGTCGCTTGATCATGCTTACACCAGAAGAATTACGCCTTTCAAATATTGGTCAAAAAATAGACTTAACCCGTGAAAACCACGGAGAAAGCCCTTATAACTGGCTCGAAAACAATGTTTCTTCTACCCCCATTTATAATATGGGGGTAACGGCAGTTGATTCACGTCTGCAATGTGATCATTTCACCTTCCCACGGAAGCTAGACAACGTAAAAGTGATTCTCACTGAAAAGGGCAATTTACCGATTCTGCATTCAGTACCTTGTGATGAATACGGTATAGCTTCTCATGACTGGGTGACTTTTAGCTTTGATGCTTCTACGCTTGGCGAAGAATATTCCTCTATTCATCCTGACGAAGTCGAATCCGTTCTTACTTATGCAATTGAAAACGTCCTAGATCACCATCTTTACGAAATTTTTGGCTTTGGCTTGGAAAAAAAACGTGAAAAGGGCATGCACAACTATAAATATGCTTATGAATTACAAGACATGATGGGAATGGTTTTGTATGGTCATAGCTCTAAAAAAATAGCTGTTCAAATTAACGGTACTGGTTGCGCTCTTGCTCGTCTTGGATGGAATGAACGTCTTTACCGCTTCTTAAAAACATTTTCAATAAAACCAAAACTTACTCGTGTAGACCTTGCCTTTGATGACTTTGACGGAAAATACATCTCTGTAGAAATGGCGAATTATTGGGATGATCATGGAGGCTTTTGGTGTGGTGGTCGTCAACCAAAAATTGAAATGTTTGGCTGTTGGAAACGTCCCAACGGAAAAGGTCGCTCTTTCTGTATTGGTGATCGTACCAGTGGAAAATATTGTCGCTTCTATGAACGTGGTAAAAAAGAGGGCAGTCCGCTTTCTCCGTGGTGTCGTGCTGAAGTCGAATTTAAAGGTAAAGATCGCTATATCCCCTTAGATATTTTGCTTTCCCCAAGTCAATATTTTTTAGGTGCTTATCCTTGCTTTGAATGGCTTGCACAGACTTTACAAAAAGAATTTTGCTCACCTGAAAAAATAAAAACTGTTAAAAAACAAGCTCAAATCCATTGGGATTCAGCTATTCAGCTTTTAAAAGATCAGTACGGAAAATATATTCGCCAATTTGCAAAAATCATTGAACCCAATGAATTGGTTTCAATGCTTTCGTCATCTAAAGATGAAGTGCCAAAACGTCTTAAATTTTCACATGCTGTAGTAATGCAGTCTATTCGCTTAAAACAACCTATTAGATCATATGATGAATTTCCGCTTTTTGTGGGTGTTCAAGGTCTAAATGATTCTACTTATAAGGATTTTATCAATGCAGTTCAAAACACAAATGGTAGTACTTGGTGCCAAAGCTTCTAAAGGTGAATTTAACGGACGTCCGTTTGATTCAACAACAGTTTATCACCAAGCCGATTTACAGGAAGGTGAAAACTTTGCTGGACAAGTAGGCTCTGAAATGAAGTGGGGTACTTCTTTTAACTTTGAGCGTATCAAGGGGCAAAAGTTTCCATTCGTTGCCGATGCAACATTGGAACAAGTATCCAACGGTAAAACAACCGTCACCATTATTAAGGAACTTGTTCCCCAAAAGGCTCAACCATGATCTACACAAATTTCCTGACGTATGCCTGTCCGATCTGTGGCACGTACCTACATCAGCAACAATATTCTTTTTATGTTTCGGCATGTAAGGGGTAACAAACTATGGCAAGCGTATGTAATGAATTATCGCAACCTGATAGCAACGGTATTCAACATTGCTTGCAATGGGTCGACTTTTCTTTTCTGTCAACATTGGCAATAACAAAAACGCAAATGATTGATATTGGGGGAAGTCTTTTAACAGTAGCAGGGATATTCCTTGCCTACGCAATTATCGCAAAAGCAGTAAAAATGCTTTAAGGGAAAACATTATGAATGAAATTACAGTTAAAGAAAAACAAGGCGTTTTAACATTACGCAATGTTTCTAAATATGGTCTTGGTGCAACTATTGGTGGTGCGATGGCTCTTGCTCCGACTGTACATGCTGCATCTTCAATTGACGCAACGGGCTTAACTGCTGAAATTGACGGTTCTAAAGCTACAGTCATTACGCTTTTCGGTGCGGGTCTTGTTTTATTAGGCATCTTTGCGGGTTGGCGTTATCTCAAACGTGGTGCGAATTCAGCATAAAAAGCAAGCCCCTACGGGGGCTTTCTTCATGGAGTAAATAATGGAAGAAGTAAGCGTTTTAAATTGGATACCAATTTTAATTTTATTGGGGGCAGTATGGTTAATTATAAAAAACTTGTAAGTTATTTGCTTTCGTTTGTTATTGCGCTTTCTCCAGTGCTTATGATTAATTCTGCAAATGCTCAAACACTTGCTGGCTCGGGCTGGGGGATTGGCTCTCGTGTAGCTCAAGGTGCTTCTACTTTAATTAATGCAACAAAAAATGTTGTTATTGATGGTAAAAATGTTGTTAAAACTTCAACTGCTTTAATTACTCCGACCGCTTCACAAGTTGCAAAAGTTCTTGCTAGGGGCGGTGCTGGCTATGCACTTTCTGTTGCTGTTGAACAGTTGATCGGCGCTGTTGATTGGGTTCTAGATCCTGCTAATAATCAAATAAAATATAAGCCTGATGTTGCTAATGATCCTGACGCTAAAAGAATCTGGTGGGGTGATCATGACAAAACTAGAACTACTTATTATCAAGCTGCTTCTAGAGAATGCGCATTTCATGATCAAGTATTTAAAGGCGAACATCGTAATTTTTCCGGTTCTACTTTCGCCGAATCCACTTGGGTTGTTATTTATTGCGTTAGAACGTCAGATGGTTATAAAGACACTTGGTCTGTAAGTTCTGAAATTAAAACAGATCCAGTTGAAGAAGAAGAAAAAACACTTCCGCTTGATGTAGTAGCTGCTCAAGTTATTTCAAACGCTGAAAGTGGAGATACTGACGCTCAAGTTGCTACGACTGCTGCTGCTGCTGATATTATCAATGAAGCTGAAAAAGACGATGCAAAAGCAAGACCGATTGTTAATGAATTAGAAAAAAATGCAAAAACGCAAACAGAAGAAGATGCAGCAACAGCTAAGGGTGAAACAAAACCAAATACAGAAACTGGCGGAACAGATTTAGCTTTAGAATTTCCAACATTTTGTGGATGGGCTCCAGTGGTATGTGAAGCTGCACAAGTTGTTATTAACTTTCCTACTAAAATTGAAACTTGGTATAAAGATTCAATTAATGCAGTTTCACAAGCGTATACAGCTACTAAGGAATGGTTTCAAAAAGATAGAGAAAATCCAAATGATCAATTAGATATACCAGTTCCAACTGATCCGAATATTAATACAGATATTAACTTTTCATCATCATGTCCTGCACCGATCACGCTTGCAAGCTTTTCTTATCACGGATCTAGTCAAAACTGGCAAGTCGATTTTTCACAGCTTTGTGATTCATATTCAACATTTGTTAAGCCTGTTGTTATTGCTATGGGTGCGTTTTCTGCTGTCTTAATCGTTTCAGGGGTTCGTACAAATGAGTAGTTTATCTTCGCTTTTATCAAGTGTTCAAAAAGGATTTTTGAAAAATGTGTTAACTGGAGCGGGTCTTACACTTGCGACAAGTGGTGTTGTTTTAACTGCTTTAAATACAGCGATTACACAGTTTAAGGGCTCTTTAGGTGCTTTGCCTATCACGTTAATTCAATTGGCAGGAATATGTGGTTTTGATGTTGCTTTTAGCTTAATTCTGGGCGCAATAGTCGCTAGGTACGTTCAAAACTCATCAAAACTATTTCTTCAAAAGGCTGCGAAATAAATGCGCGAGGACGATGAGCTTCGAAGAGAACGAGCGCAAAAAAGGGGATTGCTACAATGTTAAATGCTGTTACGGGTGTTCCAGGTGCTTCAAAAACTGCGTATGTTGTTACACAGCTTTTCGATATTGAACGTAAAAATAAAATCAACCTAAAAAAGAATATCTTAATTTTTCAACATAACAAACAATACTTTGAACAGTTTAAAGATGACTTTGCATATATTGAGGTTGAAGAAGGTTCGGGTCATGAATTAAAAACTGTGCTTGTTGTTCTTTCGGATGACTACTTTGATATGCTCGGTCAAGAATTTGATGATCTACGTCCAGATGATTATTATTTACGTGCTGTTCAATATAACGAGATTATTGAAAGAATCCGTGATCGTGGCGAACCTGAAAAGTTTACTTTCTTTCAACCAGTGCGAACAATCTATACAAATATTAAAGCTTTAAAAATCGACTTTGTTCGTGCGCTTGTGATCGACTGGAGAACATGCCCCGATGGTTCAATTATTGTTATTGATGAAGTTCAACTTGTACCACCTTACAACAATAACAAATCAAAAGACGATCCTATCGTTCAAGAATTAACGATTCATCGTCATCGGGGTTTTGACTTTTATTTTATTACACAGTCACCAAGCTATTTGCATCCAACAATCAAAGAATTGATTTCATGTCATTTGCACATTACACGACCGTATTGGCGTACACCAAAAATCTATCAATTTGGTTCATTGCGTGCATATCCTAATACTTTGATTAACAAGCTTAATTGTGAGTCAAAATTCGACTTTAAGCCTAAAGATTTTATATTTAAGCTGTATAAATCAACCTCTATTGATACCAGTAAAAAACGTTTACCTGCGGGGCTTCTTGGGTTTGGTGCTTTTATTGCGGTGGCATTATTTGTATTTATTTATGGTTTGTCGGGTGGTTCGGGCTTTCTAGGTCACTTCTTTGGAAGTGGTGATAAAAAAGAGGAAGTTAAAAAAGAAACGTCTACAACTGATAAAACAAACGTCCAAGCTTCCGATCCTACAGCTAAAACAGAATTTAATGCAGAAATTGAATGTCGTAAAGCAGTCAATGTAGATAAACATGAATGCGTCCAGTGGTTCAACGATTTAAGTAAAACCAATGCTTCTGTAAATTCTCAAGGTGCTGTTACGACTGTTTCATATAATCCTGATAAACCTTACGACTTTGCTCCTGAACAACAAATACAAATTAGAGATTATCCACGCTTAACAGGATGTGCAAAAAAGCCTACTGGAGAGCTTGTGGGTATAGATCAACAGGGCAATATCATGCCTAAAATTTCACAAAAAGATTGTCAGCGATGGTTGGGTGGTGAACGTCCGTTCGACTACACAAAAGCTCCAGTACAGGTACAAAATAATGCTTCTAGCTATAATCAAATCAATACTTCGGACAATATTCAACAGACTACTCAACGACATATTTCGCAAGAAATGAATTATGCAAACAACTATGTAGAACCGCATTTACAACAAAATCATATTACTGGAGCGAATGCGCTATGAATATTTGTATTTATTTAAGGGTAAGTACTATTCTCTAGGTGAATTTCAAGATTTACGAGCGAAAGCTCGCAACAAGTGTTTTAACAAAAAACACTTGTCGATTTGATACGCAATGAATTGATTTATAACTGAAACGTCATGTCTATGACGCTTAAGCGAGTGTCTACGAGCTGACACAAACAACATTCGAGCATTGACCCTTTGATTACAGAAAAAAGATGTTAAATCTTGAGCTAAATTTACAGAAACGTCGGAGTATTACGACGTTGAACTGATCAAATCAGCTTCTATAATATGCGGGTAACGATGCACAAAATTTGATCTAAAAAGGGTAGCTTTAAATGATTTATTTTGCTTTATCAATAGTTTTTGTTGTTTTTTTAATTGGTTATATTGGGTATCGTGTAGATAAAGTCTATGCGAAATAAACATATTTGGCGAACAGTAGAGCCTTACAATAGAAACATAGGCATGTTACGTAATTCGGATTATTTGCTTATACGTGAATCACTTGAGAAGTATTTAGATCACATTAGGGAACTAGATACAGATAACTATGAAGAAATAGACGAATTAAAATTAATGTTCATCAGGCTTGATCATCATATCAATAGGCTAAGGTAGTTGGCATTTCATTACATACTGAAGAAAATACCAGGACAAGATTTTTTGCCAGGATAAATTTTACGATTTATTAAAAAACAATAACTTACTAAAAATAGTTTAAACATCTATAAAAATATGATTGGCAAAATATTACAATGCAACGGATTTCGGCATAACGAATATTATGTTCATTAAGATACTCGGCAACATGAATAAAATTTTTACGGATTCATGTTGCCGAGCTGTGACACCAGTAGCGACTGCGTAGGTCACAGTCTTGGATATCTTATTTAACATAATAGTTTCGTTATGCGACATTCGCTATTGCTTCTTTATCTTCCGCTAATGCCTCACTGGAGAGAATAGCTTTGTATAGAAA